TAGCATAGACGAATTTGAATATCATGTGAACATGGCACGTTGGATGGGTTTTGGCAAATCATTCCAAGATGGTTGCAAAATTAATGTACACATCTCAGGCAGACAAGGACCAGCAGGTATTATGAAAGTATTATCTCGACTGTCACCAGAAGCAAGAAATTTAATCACCATAGAGAATGATGAAATGTGTTGGGGGTTAGACGCTTCATTAGAATTAGAAAAACATTGTGCGTTGGTACTAGACATACATCACCATTGGGTGCGAACAGGCGAGTATCTACAAGCCACAGACGACAGAGTTAAAAGAGTTGTAGACAGTTGGCGTGGTGTGAGACCTACCATGCATTATTCTTATTCAAGAGATGAATGGTTAACACCAGCATACAGCGATGTAGACACTATGCACACTGGCTTTCATGATATGGAAACACTGTTATCAAAAGGTTGTAAGAAACAAAAACTACGAGCTCATAGCGAACTGTTACCAAATCGTGCTGTGAATGAATGGGCATTGAGTTTCCTACCACAACTAGACATACAAGTTGAAGCCAAGACAAAGAATCTTGCCGCAGAACAATTACACAATCAGGCTGTTGAGTTGGGTTTAGTTTAGCGATAAATATCTGTATGAAACTAGAACATATCACAGAATCAAAACAAAACAGAGAATCAAAACTAGAAGTGGTGAAACTGCCTTTCAAAATGAAAGAACTATCACCTGTGTTGTCTGAAGCAAACATTGACTATCATTACAATGTATTAACCAAAGCATATGTTAGAAGATACAATGATGGTGAAGGTGATGCAGATTTTAATTACGGTGGAGCAAAACTTCACAATATGTTTTGGCTACAATTACAAGCACCTCGTCCAGGCAATAAACCAACTGGTGAAATCAAAACTTTAATAGAATCAAAACACGAATCATTTGAAGCATTCAAGAAAGAATTAATTAGATCAGCAATGACCATACAAGGTTCTGGTTGGGTCTATGTTGCCAAAAATGGTTCTATCAAAATTACCCCAAATCAATCATACAAAACAGACATTCTAATGCCTGTGGATATGTGGGAACATTCATTTTCGGATTATGTTCCTGCTAAAGATGCCAAGAAAAAATACATAGAAGGTATGATGAGAATAATTAATTGGGAGTCAATAAATTTAAGACTACAATCTTAAAAAAAGGAGACTAATATGATCAATCAAGTACAAAAATGGATTAATGCTAGAATCAAAGAAAGAACAACACTAGATGGTGCTCTTTTGATTGCGGCAGGAATTTCATTTTTAATATTCGGACCGATCGCTTCGATTGTTGCTTATGCGGCAATTGTGTATGGTGGTTGGACTATTTGGAAATCAGAGTAATCACAATTTACTGATAGGGATATCGCTGGATGCGTTCATGCCCAAAACCTGTCTTTGTTTCACACCTTGTTGTTGAGCAAAACGTTTTGGGTCGCATTCAGAACACACGTGTTTATAAAAAGTAGATAGACGCTTTTTTTCAACTTTGCCTTTGGCTCTTTTAAATTCTTTCTCACACGCATCACATTTAAAGACATGAAACGTTTTAGTGCGTTTGCATTGGTGTTTAGCACCTAATTTGCTCACACGTTCTGTCTTGGACACTGTAATTTTTTCACCTAAATACATACTGGTATTTACATTAGCATTTGTAAAATTTCCATAAATACAACAAACGACAACATTGCATTATGGCTATTTTAACACTGACAAGCACTGCACAGACGCAAATTAAAGCACTGTGCGAAAAAAACAGCAAGTATGCTGTTAGATTGGGTATTAAAGGCGGTGGATGTGCTGGTTTTTCCTATGATTGGAGTTTTGCTGATCAATCACAAATTGAATCAGGAGATGAACTAATTGAAGTCGATGGTGGGAAATTAGTGATAGATACCAGTAGTGTGATGTTTTTGTTTGGAACTGAGATTGATTACGTTAATGAAGTATTTGGTTCACAGTTTGAAATCAACAATCCAAACACCAAGAGTGCTTGTGGTTGTGGAGAAAGCATTCAATTTGATATGGACAAAGTAAATGGCTAAACAGTTTATTAACATTGGAATAGAAGGAAACGATGGTACTGGCGATAGTATCAGAGATGCGTTCAACAAATCCAATGAAAACTTTACAGAGTTATATGCTGTATTTGGTCAAGGTGGACAAATAGGTTTCACTTCATTAAGTGATACACCTGATCAATTGGGTGCAAACAAAATTCCTGTTACAAATTCGGCTGGCACAGCCATTGAGATGAAAGGAATATCTGGTACAGGTATTTCAGTGGACTTTACAGATCCTAACAATCTTTTACTTGCAGTTAATTCTATTGACATCAGCACAGACACTGCACCAGATTTTGGTGGACCATTAAATGCCAATGCTTATGCCATTGGTAATGTAGGCATCAGTCAATCAGCAGTGGATGATTTTAACAGCACACACGGAACAAGTATTACCGAAGACGATTTAGTTATCGATAAAGGTTATGCAGATAGAAGATATCTTAGAAGTTCAGGAGTTGGTGGTGTTGCTGGAGAAGTTAGAATTCGTCCAGAGCCTGCAGATGCAACTGAATACACAAAAACAATTTCAGCCTATGCAAGTGGAAATTTAAATATTCCAACACACGGATTTACAACAACATCAAATGGATTACCTTTTGTTTACAGTTCAACTGGAACAGATGCCAACAATGTCACAAGCGGACAAAACTATTATATTAGATATGTTGATGCTAACACAATTTCATTGCACACATCATCTGCAGAAGCAACCAACGACAACGATGCAACAAGAATTAAAATCACAGTATCAGGAGGTACTGGAGTTCAAACAATAACTGATGGAGCATACAATAGTTTACTTGCAGGAAATTATCTTTCAACAGAAGCAATACAAAGAACATCTGCAGTAAGACGTCAAGGCGACACAATGACTGGTGCTCTTTACTTGAGTGATCACCCAGGTGATTTATCAGGTTCAGGAACTCCAAATGGTGCTGATGATCTACAAGCGGCTTCAAAATTTTATGTTGACACAACATCATATGCTTCTACAACAAATTTATTTGTAAGTCAAGATGGTGATGATACAATGGCAGGAGTACCTGCTGACAAATATGGTAGATCATTGGCATATGCTTACAAAACTATTTCTAAAGCGGCTCAAAGAGCAGAACAAATTATTGAAACATCTCCATTTGAAGCAGGACCGTACACACAAATAATAACTTACAACAATGGTGTAGGAAATTCCACAGTAACAACACAAGGTATAACAACACCATCAGGGCAAACACAATTAGAATTTTTAATGGCGGCTAACAGACAGTTTATTATTAAAGAAACAATTGCTTACATAAATGCCACGTATCCAAATTTTTCATATGATACAACATTGTGTGAAAGAGATTTAGGATTAATTCAAGATGCTGTGGTTATTGATGTATTGAGTGGTTTAACAGCAAATTCACAATCCATTCAAGCAGGAAAAAGATATTACAACAGCAACAGTGGATTAAAAGCAATCAATCAACAATCTACTGAAACATTAGGAGCAGTTGTATTTGCTCAAAGTTTAGTGGTTAACTTTGTTTTAACTAACACTGCACCTGGTACTTTATATCAGAGTAATGTTACACAAACAATTGATATCACTAAAGTGGTTCCTCAGTCTGGAAAAGATTCTGCCAATGCTAAATTTGAAATTGTAAAAGGAATTATTCAAGATTACAATTATATTATTACAGCAGTGGATGGAAGCACATACACAATAACAATTTCAAATGGTAACACAGGTTTTGTAGATCAAAACCAACCAAACAATAAAGATTTAGTTCCAGGTAAAATTGTAGTAGGTAAAACTTCTGGAGCAAAAGGCGAAATAGTTTCAGTAACAGCAGGTGCATCCAACGACACTGTTGTGATGTTCTTAAGAGAACCAGTTCTATTCTCAGTTGGTGAACAAATGGAATTTGGTAACAAAGTAAAAGAAAAACAGATCACAATTAGAGTTGAATCAGGCATTTACAAAGAACACTTGCCTATCAAGGTTCCTGCAAACGTATCAATCAAAGGAGATGAATTTAGAAGAACTATAATAAGACCACTAGATGCAATTTCACAATCTCCGTGGGCAAATATATATTTCTTTAGAAACACAACGTTTGATGGATTAACAATTGGTACACAAGAATATGGATATCATTATGCACAAGACGTAACAAAACCAATTAACACTTCGGTTCCTCCAGCAAACGCGGCATACAACACAGCCATTAACAATAAAGAAATGGATGTGTTCTTAATGAACGATGCTTCGGTGATTAGAAATATCACATTCCAAGCACATGGTGGTTTTGCTGAAGTATTAGATCCAAATGGACAAGTGCTTACAAAATCTCCGTACACACAAACAGCATCATCTTTTTCACAAAGTGTAAATTCAAAATCATTCAGAGGTGGTATGTATGTTGATGGTTATGCAGGTAATGTTGAAACCACAGTTACAGGAGTAACCAACGCATTCAATATTCAAGTTGCGTCAGCGGCTGGAACAGGATTATTTTTACGTAAACCACAAACACCTTGTCCATTCTACATACTGGGAGCAAGATATCAAGTTGCGGCAATCACAGATTACGATCAAAACGCCGGAACAGCCACATTATTATTGGCGGCTAGTTCTAATGCCACTAATGGTTGGGACGGAACTTATGCCACACCTTACAACATAATAATTCAAACAGCAGGTAACAGATCGTTGCTTGCCAATGACTTTGTACAAATAAATGATTTAGCATACGGACTGGTTGCTACCAATGGTGGATTATCTGAACAAGTATCCACTTTCACATATTACACTCATATTGCCATGTATGCAAACAACGGTGGACAAATTCGTGCATTGAATTGTTCTTCAGCACACGGTGATTATGGATTAGTTGCTGAAGGTTCTAATCCAAATGAAAAAATTGATGCCATAACATTGGCAGACAACATGACTCAACAAGGAATGGTGTTCGATGACGGTTCATCAGATTACGATCAACCAGCTCTAGGCACAGCAGTGTATGTGTTTGATCTAGATTATATTCCATACAGTCAATCAGAAATAGAAATTGATCATGGTGGTGCAGTAGGTATCACAAGATACGAAGTAACAAATGTTGAAACAACAGTAGCACCTTCACAACCAGCCACAAGAGATGGCACAGTTTATAGAATTAATTTAGGAACTGGTGGTTCAAATTTAACTTCAACAACTGGACTTAAAGCACCATTAGTAGATGGTCAAACAGTTACTATCAGATCCAGCAGATCATTTAGATTTGATGACTTAGAAAATGAGTCACCTACAAGACCTTCCACAGCAATTGTGTTCGACGAATACACTGAGGCTGTTTATAGAAGTGTATCTTTCCAAAGCAATGATGCTGTTGGAAATGCGTTACCTTCGGGATCAGCAATTATTGGAATTGACTCACCATTCGACACAGTAAAAATGAATGTCAACATGACTGAGGCAGTGAACAGCACTTATGCAGGATCAGGAACTACAATGGGTAATACTCCAGGTGATGTTACTATTGCTATTGATTTATTAACACAAGCATCAGACATAACAAGATTAAATGCTGGTGACATGATTTTTGGTTGGGACGGAAAAGTTCACAGAATCACAAGTTACACAGATAGAACAACATATGCCACTCTTACAATTCAAGATGTGAGTGATATCAATGCTACTCCAATAGGTGGTGGACTGCATAGTTCTATGTACAGAGCAGGTCAATCTGTAAATTTAAGAGCAAACTTGGCGGCATTGGGAACAGGAACATTAACTATTTCTATTTCAACTTGTAGAGCCACAGGACATGACTTCTTAGATATAGGAACAGGCGGATTCAACACAACAAATTATCCTAATGTGGTATTTGGTGACCCACAAGCACCAGTACAAGCACAAGAAGTTGATGAACGTGGAAAAGGCAGAGTGTTCTATGTTTCAACAGACCAAGATGGATTCTTTAGAGTAGGTAAATTTTTCACAGTTGACCAAGGTACAGGAAGTGTAACATTCTCGGCATCAATTGCTTTGAGTAACTTGGATGGTATTGGATTTAAACGTGGTGTTGTTGTAGCAGAATTTTCATCTGACACAGCAATGACTGACAATGCTTCTGACACAGTGCCAACAGAATCTGCTGTTAGAGGATATGTCAACAGAAGATTACATTTTGATCACCAAGGACAACTAGTTGGAAATCCAATTGGAGCAGGTGCTGTGGCAAGAGATGGATCTACTCCATTCACAGATAACATTGGAGCAGGTGGATTCAAAATACAAAATTTACAAGATCCAGGTGTGGATCAAGATGCCGCAACAAAATCGTATGTGGACCAAGTTAATTATGACACAGATGAATTAATAGACAACAGAGATGTTAATATTTCAACTCCTATATCATCAGGACAAATGTTGGTGTTCAACGGAGCAAAAAGAATTTACACAACACCAGCCAATGGTGGATTATTTGGAGGCGGTGAAACAATCACAGGATCAAATTCATCTGCAACTGGAATTATCTATGATTTAATTCAAGAGAATGTTCCTGGTTATGGATTGGCAACAAGAATATCATACAACCAAACTTCTGTAGCAGATTTCAACACAAATGATTTAATTGATAACGGTTCAGGTGTAACAGCCAATGTGATCAATGCTGGTATAGATGAAATAGGTAATGGAATTGAAGATGCAGGTTCAGATATCACAGTCACTGCCACAAGAACAAATTCACAAACAACAATCAACTTCCAACTCAATGCAGGAACAATCATAAACGCAGATGTATCTGCAACAGCGGCAATAGCCCAAAGTAAATTGACAATGCAGGCGGCAACATCAAGAGCCAATGATACAGGTATTACTCAAGCAGATTTAGGTTTAGTAAGTTTTGATTCAGGAGACTTCACAGTAACTAACGGTTGGGTAACATTAAAAAGTGCTTCAGTAGATTTTGCAGATTTACCTGAATTAGATAATGCATTCGCATTTGGTAGATCAACAGCAGGCACTGGTGCACCAGAGGCAGTTTCATTTTCAACAATAGTTGGAACAGGTGGTGGACTGGAAGATGGAGATTTTGTAAGTGAAATAGGTGCGGCGGCTGATCCAGGCAATGCAATGATTAAAACAGGTGCTAACACTTATGCTTACACTAATGTGTCCAACACAGGTGAAGCCAACAGTATTATAAAAACTGATGCCGCAGGACAATTGGATGTGAGTTCATTAGCAATTGATGGCACATTGGTGTTTGATACTTCTTCTTCTACACTACAAGTAACCACACCAGGTGGAGTTACAGTTTACACAGCAGTAGGATCAAATGCTGACAACACAGTACAAACTTTCTCTGGAAATCAATTTGGATTTGGTGGAGCAGATGCATCAACATCTCCAAGCAACGACAACGGACAATCACAAAACACAGATCCAGCATTGGCTTCAACTTATATCTACACAAAATTTATTGAATCAGAAGGTAAAGGTGCTAACTTTACAGGTATAGCACTGGGATCAGGAAATCCTTACATTGTGGGACTAGACGAGTCGTCAGAAGGTCAAGTGGCTTTTGTGGCAGACGGCGTTGTTCCAGTAATAGCAACAGCACAAGGTTTAATACCTGGTGATGACAATATGGATATTGGTTCGTCATCTGGCAAACGATACAAAACTGTGTATGCAGAAACATTTGATGGTACAGCCACAAAGGCTCAATATGCTGACTTGGCTGAGAATTATCTTGCAGACAATCAGTATGAAGTGGGAACAGTTTTAATATTTGGTGGAGATGCAGAAGTAACCACAACAGCATTAAGAGGCGACACAAGAGTTGCAGGAGTTGTTTCTGAAAATCCAGCACACTTGATGAACAATGCACTTGAAGGTGACAATGTAACAGCAGTGGCATTGACTGGAAGAACTCCAATCAAAGTTGTTGGTATTGTACAAAAAGGTGACATGTTGATAAGTTCAGGCACACAAGGATTTGCTGTAAGAAGCACTGATCCTAAAGTGGGCACAGTGATAGGTAAAGCATTAGAAAACAAAACAGATGCCGGTGAAGGTGTTATAGAAGCAGTGGTAGGGAGAGTTTAATGGCAATACAAGTAATCAATATTGGTTCAAGTGCAAACAAAGGTGACGGTGATCCTTTAAGAACCGCCTTTAAAAAAATTAACGAAAACTTTGCAGAACTCAATACTACAACTACAAACACAGTCAGAGACATGCAAGGATCTGTGTTTGGAGATGATTCAACTCTACTTGTAGATGCTGTTAACAGTTTAATACCAAGTTCTGTGTTATCTGGTAATTTACCAGCAATAGATGGTTCAGCACTTACAGGTATTGTAACAACAGAAACAGATCCAATAGTAGGAGCAATCACAGGAATTGTAAAAGCAGATGGCTCTGGAAATATTTCAGCGGCAGTGGCAGGAACAGATTATCTTACGACTGTTGCTTTTGCTGACATTACAAGCAAACCAACAACAGTGGCAGGATATGGAATTACAGATGCATTTGATGGAGCATATGGCTCATTAACAGGCGCACCTACAATACCTACAGCAGTAAGTCAATTAACTAATGACAGTTCATTCTTAACAAGTGTACCAGCACAAACTTTCGCTTCAATAACAAGCAAGCCAACAACACTCGCTGGATACGGAATTACAGACGGTGCCGGTCTTGCAGATGTAATATCTGATACTACTCCACAACTTGGTGGTAATTTAGATTTAAATTCACAAAATATAACACAATCAGGATTAGCAAACACAATGTCAGTATCCATGATAAATGGAATATCTAATGTTGGAACATATTTTAACATAAAAGATTCAATGGAACCTAAAATAGCATTGGTAGGTCCAGTACAAGCCTCAGGTAATAATGCTTCTATAATTGCTTATTGGAGCGATGATGCCAGCAATCCTGGAACAGATGTAATATTTGGTGAGTTGAAACACCACACAGTAACTACTGGTGGAAGTAATGGTTTTTCAAGATTTATATTAACTGGTAGAAACAGAGATGTAGGTGCAACAGCAATAGACTTTTTTGAAATTGATCATACAAAAGCACAATTCAATGTTCCTGTGACTTTTAATACAGGAACAAGTATTAATTTTGACAATGCAACAATTACTAATTTAGATTTTTCAGACATAGCAAGTAAGCCATCCACAATATCAGGTTATGGAATTACAGATGCATACACAAAAACAGAAGTAGATAATTTAACAACAACACTTGACGGTGATTTTACAGGTTCAGTGTTTGGTGATGATAGTACAGTACTTGTAGACGGAGTTAACAATAAGATTGTTGGTGCAGTAGATACAACAAGTTTAAGAACAAGTGACGATAATATAGCATTAGGCAATAGTGCAGGCTTTACTAACCAAGGTACATATGGCATTGCACTTGGATTTGGTGCAGGCGATACTAACCAGGG